TACTGCTGCATTTTCTAATAAGTCTATAAGATATTTTTCGTCATCCAAAAGGACAAATGAACATCCATATAGGTTTAGTAAATAATGATCACCCATTCTCCTCTGCTTCTTTTAATAGTTCGCTTACATATTTCTCGGTTCCATCCATAGTTTTCACTGCGAACAGAGGAGATTTCATATATTTTTTTACTTTCTTATATTGTTTTAAAAGTTTTTGAACTTCGTCTGTGGAAATTTCAACTCCAACTTTTAATTTATTATCCTGAAATCCTTCACTCATTTTCTTTTCTTTTTCTCGGGTGCTTTATAACCCCAGATCTTGGGGTTAGTTCTTCCATAACCAAAATCAATTTTCTTAACTGCTCCTGGACCAAACTTATCATAGTAAAGGTCAAAGATTCTTACTCTTGTTCCTCTACAAAGATCCATATGAGCATTCCCATCAACTTCATAAATTACAAGATAAGCATCATTAGGAAGTGATGGATCTTTAATTTGTTGAAGGGTAGTTTTTTCAAATAAAAGTTCACATCCGTACTTGGGAGGAAGAGATTTCTTTTCTTCTGATGTCCACTCCATTAACACTTCCTCCTTTGCTACAACCGTTCTCACGAACGACCTCCCCAAGTAATATCGGGATATGCTTCCTTCACATTATCAAGACTAATTTTATATTTATCAGTCAACTTCTTATCTTTTGTAAAAATTAATACCTCTGCTTCTTTAGGATGGAGACCTTGTAGAAGATTGATAAACATCATTTCTCGGCGGATTGTAGTGAGACTATCATTTCCACCTTTTATGTAATGATAAAGATTTTGATATTCTCTGCGTAGAGATGTTTTGCCTCTACCATCAAGGTCCTGTCCAGTTGCTGATTCACCACCAACTGCTTCCCTTGATAGGTTTTGAGATAGAGTTCCGGAATAAACAGATTGCTCATCTGCATTTCCATAAGGAACTTCTCCTTCAGGAAGCATTGACTTCACGCTGTCATCAAAGTTCCAAATAAAAACTGCTTTTAGAGCATCATGTGCATATGTTTTTAGAACTTCTACCTTTCTTGCATTAGTTCTTTGTTTTGAAGCAAGTTCTAATACTTCAAATACAAAAGGGTTTGTTGGAAGAGTTTCAATGGGTTTTTCAACTGTCCTCTTCGTCTTCGTCGTACTCATAATCGTAATCGTTTTCAAATCTTACTGAGACAATTTCGTCGGGTATTACCTGTCCATTTTCATCAAAAAACTCTGGATGCAAATACGGAGGTCTTGACTCTAGCAAATGCCTGTAGGTTAACCAACCTATTATACCGCCTACCATAAAAAAGAGCAAGGTGAACATTGTTACAAATGTTACTACGTATGCTGTTTCCATTTTTCTTCTCCAGAGAGTTTATTTTTTCCTGATATCAAAGTGAAATTCTATAAAGAAATGAAACTCTCTACGGAAGAGAGAAATCATCTTACCAAACTTCACTTGAAAAGTCTTTGGTGTTGATTCTCTCCTCCTCCTATTTCTAAGTAATAACTCAACACCCCGATTAATCTGGGGTTCAAAATTATTTAGTTTGTTTCTTTCGTCGCCCTGGTCTCTTGTCATGATTATATCTCCAGGCATCCTCAAGAATGGCGTAAAGGTAATTTCTTATTTTTCTTGCTTGTGGTTTTGGGATATGTCCATATCCCTCACGAAGTTGTTTATGAATCTCATCAGAACCACCTTCAAGATAATCATCAAGATCCATTACTAAACTACTAAGTTCATTTGCGGTAGAACTTTCAATGAATTCTTCAACTTCGTATTTCTTAGTACCACGAATTTTCAGATAGTCATAGAATTTCAAGACGAACTGTCCATTAAAAGCATAATCAATTGCCTTTTCAACATCATTATAGACTTCGTGGAGTGTGCTGTGCATTAGACTAGATTTTGTTCCTTTAGATATTGAACGGTATCGGTACAACCACCAATATGTTTATCGTTTACAATTACCTGAGGGAAAGTAGATCCTTCCCCAAACTCGGAGTAAAATTGATCTCTAGTAAAATCTTCTCCCAATTTATAAACTACATGATCAAGACTTGCTAATTCTAGCACTTGCTGCACTTTATAGCAATATGGGCAACCATCTTTCGAATAAACTGTAAACTTCATATCTCTCTATAAACTGAAAAATTATTTAGTGTTAATTGGAATTCCTTGACCTTCAGGTAACCATACCTGCTGCTGGAGTTCTACTGGAGGTAGTTCTTCTTTTGCCGCAGGCAATCCTTGCTGTCCGGGAAGTTGTTTATCTACAGTTGAAGTTACTGTAATCACTTGGTCCATAATAAACTTTTGTTTTCTGTATGCTCTTTTGTGTGGGTCAAACTGGACCATCATAAGTGCATCAGATTCTTCTCCACAGTGAGCAAGTACTCTACCTGTAGTTTTGTCAGTCACCACCCAATAATCATACATTCTTTTTCTTCTGACTTTTCGTATTATAAGTGTCTTTTGCTGGTCTGTAAAGGTTTGGAAAAGTGTCTCTAATTATTTCAGCAAGTTTGTAAGGTGTTTCTGAAGTAATCATTTCAATATCTTAATGGGGTGTAGTCAACGTCTTCTAGAATTGTCTCCAACATTGTACCATACTCTTTGAATCTTTTGTCACCAGCAATAAAACATCTTTGACGCATCCATACAGCATCAGCAAGAAGTTTAATCTGTTCCTCTGTAAGTGTTAGAGTTTTCATTTTAGTTTTGCAACTTTCCTATGTATAAGTTTAACAGTCTTGTATTAAAGACATAAGGAACATAAAGAATCCAAATGCTGTGAAGAGTGTGAGAATAAGAAGCATAAAAAAAGGAGTTCGGAGAACTCCTCTTATTTATTTTTTAGAGTGCGTTGCCCCTAGGTAGAACTTCCTCTGGAAAGACAAAGTTTGCTCCTGGTTGATCTACTGGTGCCATCCATGCTCTAAGTCCTTCATTAAGCAAGATATTCTTCGTATAGAAAGTTTCAAATTCAGGATCCTCCGCCGCACGAATCTCCTGAGAAACAAAATCGTAAGCACGAAGATTAAGGGCAAGACCAATAATACCGATACTGGAGGTCCAGAGACCCATAACAGGCACAAACAACATAAAGAAATGAAGCCAACGCTTATTGCTAAAAGCAATACCAAAAATCTGAGACCAGAATCTATTAGCAGTAACCATAGAGTAGGTTTCTTCCTCTTGTGTTGGTTCAAATCCTTTGAATGTATTTGCTTGCTCTCCATCTTCATAAAGCGTGTTTTCTACTGTTGCCCCATGAATAGCACAGAGCAGTGCTCCCCCTAGTATACCAGCAACTCCCATCATATGGAAGGGGTTAAGAGTCCAGTTATGGAACCCCTGAAGGAACAGCAGGAACCTGAAGATTGCTGCTACACCAAATGAAGGTGCGAAGAACCAACTGGATTGACCCAGTGGATACATCAAGAATACTGAAACGAATACTGCGATAGGTCCAGAGAATGCGATTGCATTATAAGGGCGGATACCTACCAGTCGTGCAATCTCAAACTGGCGAAGCATAAAACCGATTAGGCTGAAAGCCCCGTGGAGCGCCACAAAAGTCCAGAGTCCCCCAAGTTGGCACCACCTGACGAAATCCCCTTGAGACTCAGGACCCCAAAGTAGAAGAAGAGAATGACCCATAGAATCTGCAGGCGTTGACACAGCTGCCGTAAGGAAATTAGCCCCCTCAAGGTAACTAGACGCCAACCCGTGGGTGTACCAGCTTGTAACAAACGTTGTGCCAGTAAGCCAGCCACCAAGGGCAAGATAAGCAGTGGGAAAAAGTAATAGTCCAGACCAACCCACAAATACAAAGCGATCTCGTTTAAGCCAGTCATCCAGGACATCAAACCATCCTCGTTGTTGAATTGGTTGCGAAAGTGTTGAAGAAGTCATAACCTCCTAGTGATTTCTCATATTTATGTTAACATATGTTAACAAAGAGGTCAATAGGTATTAGTTCTCATCCCCAATAAATCTGACCAAGAGTGAATAAAACAAACACAAGAACTGTGAATACCATCATACCTACACCTGCCCAGATTATCCAAGGTTCCATAGGTTCGTGTTGAGGATTATGAGACATATTATTGTTCTCTTGCCCTTTGAAGTGCTTTCATGAGAGCACCCGATCTAGTAGTTGATCTTTGAGTATTTTTTGAGTTTTTTCTTCTGTTTTCATCACCATGAATCACTTTTCTATTATCAGAAGCATCTCCTGGATGAATTGCTTGAAATCTTGATCTAAGACCTTCACTTCTTCTATTTGGTTGTCCCTGAATATGATCTACATCATGTTGCTCTCCTGTTTTTCTTGTTTTATTTTGTGCCTCCTCTCTTTGCTTCTTCTTTCTTTCTCTTTCAATTTTTAGAGCCTTGTTTGCTGTTTTTGAAGGACTTGGATGAAGGTTTCTTTTGGCGTGGTCTTCAAGTTCCTTTTTGCTAATTGCTTTTAGATTTTCAGATCTCCTTTGTTGTTGTTTTGCTAATCTGTCTTTATGAATAGGGTGATGATGTCCACCACCTTTATTCCTCACCCTATAATCATCAGGATTATCTTTTTGCTGACGCATTTTTTCAGCGTCTTCTTTTGACCTTATTGTTCTTGCCTCTAATATAAATTCCCTAAATGTCTTCATCTTACCGAACACTTTTATGTATTTAGATATTGTATCATTTTTTGAAGTGTTTGAATGTTATCTCCTACAAGACCCAGTGCGGTGTTGCAATGATGACAGAGTAGTTTTCTTACTTTACCAGTATTGTGGCAGTGGTCTACGCATAACTTTTTCCATTTACCATTTCCTTCATTACCACAAATAGCACAACGACCACTTTGTTCCTCATACATTTTAGTATGCTCATCAAGAGTTATACCATACATCCTCTTTAGATGGGCATCAAACCACATAACTGGTTTATGTGCTTTTTTAACTTGTTTTACTTTGCAGTTTTTACAATATCCAGCAACACCATACTTACCTCTTTCCTTTTTATAGAAATCGCAAATTGGTTTTTCTATTTGACATTTAGAACAAAGTTTAGTTTGCATAAAAAAGAGGGAAAGTTTCCCTCTTATTTAGTATTCAGTTTTTAAGAAACTCAACCAATGGTAGGAGCAGTAAGTGCTACGGGAGTAGATTCTGCTGCTGCCAGGTCAAGAGGAAAATTGTGAGCATTCCTTGTGTTTTAACCTTTGTCGCCAAAGGGAGCGGACTATATCATCACTCATAAGAGTGTCGGACGCTAGTGGCGTATTACGGATGAAGCGTCATCCACCGCCTAGTCTCTGAACCTTCCTTACACGCTTGCAAGGCTTGGCTGCTGATTGTCTACAAGAGAGTTCCAGCAATTCATCCGATTTAACGAGCGCCATGCGTTCACAAAACGCTCGTGCATAACTTCCATACCAAGTCCAGCACGGTTGAGCACATCTGCCCAAGTATTCAGCACACGACCCTGACCATCAATGATGGACTGGTTGAAGTTGAAACCGTTGAGGTTGAATGCCATGGTGCTAACACCAAGAGCAGTGAACCAAATACCAACTACTGGCCACGCCGCTAAAAAGAAGTGGAGTGAACGAGAGTTGTTAAAAGAGGCATACTGAAAAATAAGGCGACCGAAGTAACCGTGGGCAGCCACGATGTTGTAGGTCTCTTCTTCTTGACCGAACTTGTAACCGTAGTTCTGTGACTCATTCTCAGTGGTTTCACGAACCAGTGAGGAAGTAACCAGAGAACCGTGCATAGCACTGAACAGTGAACCACCGAAGACACCAGCAACTCCAAGCATATGGAAGGGGTGCATCAGGATGTTGTGCTCTGCCTGGAACACAAGCATGTAGTTAAAAGTACCAGAGATACCCAGGGGCATCGCATCAGAGAAAGAACCTTGTCCAAAAGGATACACAAGGAATACAGCAGATGCAGCAGCAACGGGTGCGCTGTAGGCAACACAAATCCAAGGACGCATACCAAGACGGTAGGAGAGTTCCCACTCACGTCCCATATAAGCATAAATGCCAATCAGGAAGTGAAAGACAACAAGTTGGAAAGGACCACCGTTGTAGAGCCACTCATCCAGGGAAGCAGCTTCCCAGATGGGATAAAAGTGCAGTCCAATTGCGTTGGACGAAGGGATAACAGCACCAGAGATGATGTTGTTTCCATACATTAAAGAACCAGCAACAGGTTCACGGATTCCATCAATGTCCACAGGGGGAGCACCGACGAATGCGATGATGAAGCAAGTAGTTGCAGCAAGTAGGCAAGGCACCATCAATACACCAAACCACCCCACATAAATGCGGTTGTCTGTGCTAGTAATCCAGTTGCAAAACTGTTCCCAAGTATTTGATTGTCGTTGTTGTGAAATTGTAGCAGTCATTTTTAAGAGTGTTAGATAAGAGTTCGGGGGGACGAACCATTATTATTATGCTCCACAGCACCCTCCACTGTGGATATGAAGGACGGATTTATAGTGCCCATTAGTCCTGGTGGGGCACTTAACAAGTTAAGAAACTTTACATTCCTTAACCTGTTGTTGTATTTATCATAACACTTCCAAAACAAGAAGTCAAGGGGTGTATTGATTAACTCCTCTTATGTTTCCACCTCTTTGCTCACAACCTTTCTTTGGTCCAGGTTTGAGGTGAAGTTCATATCCAAACTTTGAGCATTCACGAATAGCCCTTTTGACTTGGTGTTCTTTAAGTCCAAGTAAATCGGCAACTTCTTTTCTTGATAATCCAGATTGACGATATTTTAATATTGATAGTTCTTGCTGTGTTGGTTCAGTTTTCTTTGGTGGTTTTCCTCTTTTTTCAGTTGAGTTTCCTTTACTCTTCTTTGCCCAGTTGATTGCTTGTTTATCGTGAATAAGTTTATGAGTTGCTGGATGATAAACATAAAGATGCTCTGGAATATTTCTACCACCTTCACATCTTGGTGGGTTGTGGTGAATATCAATATCCTTCATCTGATCATCAGTAAGTCCATAATGTTCTTGGGCAACTTTACGATAGTTATACTTATCAGTAGAAAGAACAATAGCAGAGCACATAAAAAACTCCAAACCTACTATTATTTAGGTAGGTTTGGAGTTGTAATGAAGTTTATGTTAGTATTTCGTAATAAAAAAGAAACTTTCACAGGTCTCTCTGTCTAGTTCTTCAAGTGTCTATCCACCTAAAACCCAAAAGTTTATTCATAAAGAACCTAACAATCGCAGTCGGTTTCTTATTCATATAATACTTCAAATACCCATTACCAAAAGTATAATACCCAACTTCTTTAC